ATCAAAGTTCCCGCGACCAGCGCGGCGATCGCGGCGAAGGCGCATATGCAGATCGGGCGAACGCTAACCTTTGACGGGCGCAGCCTGCGCGTTGTCGGCTTCAGCCATAAGCCTGGGACTGCCTGGCTGCAGATGACTACCCAGGACGCCGACCAATTCCGATGAGTCAGGTTTCGCCGATCGTTTCTGGTAACGGGCCGATCTCCGTAGAAATCGATAAGCAAGCCCAGGCTGCGCTTGCCGCGCAGTTCGCTGCCTATGCGAAATATACCAGCCAACTTTTAATTGATCTGTTGAAAGAGGAAGCCGCGCTGACCTGCCGCGAAGCGATGATTTATTCTCCGCCGCTAGATGGATCTGGCGGCGGTAAGGGCGATAAGAAGATTGCCGAAACCTGGGGAGATGGCGCTATCGAAAAGGATGTTCGTTCTTTTATGACTCCCGATAGCAAAAGCCTGGCCGCTTCGGTAAAGCCTGGGATGGGCAGCGGAAATAAGTTTGCCAAATGGAAAGCAGGCAAGCGCCCGAAGGCTGGGCTGCTGGCTGCTATTTACGATGATCAGAACTTTGCCCGCGCATATTCAAAGGCTAGGAATCTGTTTAAGAACCGCGCGGTTAACCTGGTAAACGCTGACGGAATAAAGATGCAGCACGACAAAGAACGCAGGTTCTATCGCGGGCGCATTCGGCGCAACAATGGCCCATCATCTAAGCAGATGCCAGAAAACAATAAGATTGCGCCCGAAAGCGCAATCAAAGCCTACATCAAAACTAGGCAGAAGCGGGTTGGTTTTATGAAGGCTGGCTGGTTCGCTATCATCGCAAAGATCGGGCCGCCAAAAATCAACGGCGTTCCTAAGAACTTCGGCGTTAAAGCGCTGCCTTCCTGGATCAAGCGCCACGCCTCAGGCCACGGGCAAATAAGTATTGTCGGCGGCGAAATCGCTACCGCTGGCAAACTTGATCGCGGGGAAAACCGAATGAACATTCTGATTAGGAATGATATCGGCAATATCTTCGGCGCTGCCGAACGGGCCGCTACCGCGATGGAAGTTCTGCGCGCCAGAAAGGGCAAGTTGGCCGCGCGCGCTGGGATCTTCCAGAAGATTGCCGCAAATAATTTCAACTCAGGACAAGGCCAGCCTTAACTTTATGGGAACTAAATCTATCCTGGATATCATTGAAACCGCCCTGGTCGCTAACCTGCAGGGCGAAACCGACCTGGCTGGCTACCAGATCAGGGCCGCCGCCCAGGCCGATAAAATCGACCAGCCCGATAATATCATTGTTGCCTGCGAATCGGCAGGCGCGCCGCCTGGGCTGGCCCAGGGTTTAGGCAACTACCTTTGCCGCGTCAGCGTTGGCATCTTTACGAACATCGATAGCGGCAGCCTGGCCGCGCATCGAACCGCCTGCCAAAACGCGCAGGGCCGAATGGAAGATCAGGCAGGCGTTAAGGCTTCGTTCGCTGCTATCGGCGATGCGGCGGTTTATTACATTGATATTTCTAACATCGATGAAGGGCGCGGCGATCGGGCCTTTATGACTACCCTTAACCTTGAACTTCTGGTTGTCCTGGCCGCCGTTTGACCAGGCCCGCAATTATAACAACTAACTTCGATGGCAACTGTAACCAAAGGAACGGCGCACATTCACGGCATCAACGGGACTATTACAGGCCTTACTGTTCAGTCCTATACTGTTAGCAAATCCTTTGCTAATTCGGATGAAGTTACGAACGCGGTCGGCGTTGTGATCGGCGTTAAGATGTATGACGAACGCACGACCCTCCAGGTCGAAGGCCTTGTTCCTAGCGCCTATACCGCTAGCCCTGGCGATGCGCTTTCCTTCACGGGTAACGGAATCGCTTTCACGGGCTTCATTCAGTCTGTCGAAGAACGCGGCGAAGCGAAGGGTTATATGCGCATCAGCGTTAGCGCGATCGATTACGAAGGTATTTCCTAAGGGGTTGCCTAACGGCAGCCTGGCGCTACTGTCGGCTTATGTCCGACCGCCGATTCCTTAACGCTCACTTGATCGCGGCCCGAACTAATGTTCTGGGCCGCATTCTTTTACCCTTCTGCATAAAACATAGGATTTGGCTGCAGGGGATAGATTCCCCGTTTCTGGAATCCGATATTGAAATAAAACCCGCTGATCTGCTTATCGGCCTGAAGGTATGCGCTGAAGAACCTTTCGGTAAGCCTACCTGGGCTGACCGCTGGCTTATGCTGCGGCTTACCCTGGATCGCGAACTATTCGCCGCAGGCTGCCGCGCCTTTGTCGCGCATATCGATACGCATAAGGATTGGCCTAAGTTCTATGAAAAGAAGGATACTGAACGCGGCGGCCAGGGAACTATTCCCTGGCAGTTGTCGGTCGTTGCGGCCCTATGTAAAAACGGCATATCTTATTCGGAAGCGATGCAGATGCCCGAAGCGAAGGCGATCTGGCTGGCTGCGGTTTTCTCAATCCAGGGCGGCGCGAAGATGGATATCCTTTCGACCGATGATGAAGAACTGATCGATAGCCTGGATAGGGCGGGCGCGGTTGACGGCGCGGCAACTGTAGGGGAAAGCCCGAAACCGAATGAGCAATAGCCTAGAGTTCTCAATCAACGCGAAGGATAATACCTCGAAGGTTGTCGATACTGTTAATAAAAAAATTAACAGTTTCGGCAGCGATCTGGCGAAGATGGCGCTGGGCGTGGCTGGCCCTATGGCGCTTGTCCAGGCTGGCATCGGCGCAATCGGCAGCGCAATCGAAGAATATAAGCAGAAGATCGCCGAAGCGGTCAAGTTCGGCGCAGCGCTTCCCGACCAGGCGAAAGCCTTGAATGTCAGCGTTGAAGAATATCAGCGCCTTACCAACGCAGCCGAAGCCGCTGGGGTCGGCGTTGAAACTGTAGCGAACGCCTACATCGAAGTTCGTAAGGCGATCGATGCCGCGAAAGACCCGACCAGCAGCCAGGCTAAGGCGCTGCAAGCGCTTGGCTTCGCGGCTGCAGATATCGCCGCAGGATCGGTCAAGCCCATTGAAGTTATCGAGCGCCTGGGGCGCGCTATGTCAACGGGCGCGGATGATGCCACGCAGTTTAAAATTGCGTCAGGCCTGCTAGGTTCTTCGTTTGAAAAGTTAATTCCTATTCTGCAGAAGGCCCAGGATTTGGCTAAGGGTTATAGCGATGGAACGGATGTTCTTACTGAGGAAGAAGCCGCGATCCTGCGCGAAGATGAAGCCGAAACCAGGAAGCAGGAACTTAAAGACAAAGTAGAAAAGGCCAGGGAAAAGGCGCGCGATAAAGTCAGGCAGAATGTCGGCGGCAGGTTCGATGCTTCAATGCAGGCGCTTGGCTTTACTATGACGCAAGAACAGGCGAGCGAAAGGTTCGGCGATATTGGGACTGCTGCAGGTTCGGCTGCTATGTCCGCTGCTGGCTATGGGGTGCGCGTAAATGCAAAAGGCGAAAGAGAAGTTCGGAAACTTGACCTGACTGACGAAGAAAAAGATCTGGTCATTAAGGAAGCCGCGCGCCAGCAGAAGGTTAATAAGGATGCCGAAGCGGCAGCCAAGGCCGCAGCCGATAAAGAAGCCGCCGCAAAACTTAAGGCGATCGCTGACGAAGCCGCCGCAAAGAAGGCGAAAGAATCCGCCGATGCAAAGGCAACAACTGACGGCGCGAAAGAAAAGAAAAAGACCGATGCCGATGCCGCGAAGGCCTTAGCCGATAAGGACAAAAAGGATAGGGAGGATTTGGGCAAAGCCTTAGACGAAGAAGAAAAAGCCAAAGAGAAGGCCGCCGCAGCCGCTGACAAGTTTACGGGCAGCAGCCTGCGCGATATCGGCGGCGCGCTGGCTGGTGAGGCTATGACCAGCGGCATCGATTACCAGGCTGCCGTTCTGGATATCAACAGTAAGATGCTAATCGAACTGCAGAAGTTAAATGTTAAGACCCTGCCAGAAGTTCCAGATACCAACTTCACCAAACCTAAAACATCAATGGGAGGAACTTATACTGTCTAAAACTTATGGGCCGAATCGTTACTAAAGGAAATATCAGCGGGCTGGAACTGCAGCCCGATTGGTCGATTGAATCTGACGGCTACGGGCTGCTTACTTCGCGGCTAACCTTTTCCTGCCCAGGCGATGCCGCCGCTGCGCGCGCGCCGAAGAACGGGGACGCGCATCCTAAAGACGGCAGATTGAAATGCCACAAATCTACCTATACGATTATTAAGGGCGAACGCGCCCAGGTGATCGCGGAATATGTAGGCATCGAACAGGGCGAAATTACGCGCATTCAAGTTAAAGGCGATGTAGTCACGGGAACGCAGCCGATCCAGGCGCATAAGGATTTCGTGAAAGTTCTTAAGCCGCTGGGCTGGGATAGTAATTCACAGTCGTTTTCTGAAAAGAATACGAAGGCCGTAGAAAACGGCCTGGTAGGAATCAAATCTTTCCTGACCGCCGATAGTCAGATAACGGCTTCGTTCTTCAGCGCGAATAAGGCGATTGTTCAGGACGGCGTTAATATGGTTGGGCAAACTTTCCTTAAAATGCCTGGTATGGAAGATGTAGTTCTGCCTTCTGGGAATCAAAAGATTTCCGCGTTTCACGACCGCTTTGCTATGCTTACGGGACTGAGTTATGAAAAGTTCGCGCACCTATACAAAGTAAACTTTACGATCCGCATCAGTCCTGGCGGCTACCATAACAAGGTTTACACTAAGAAGAATTAAACCCGCGATCATATGCTGCAGCAAGGCGTTGGTTATACAGTTACTAATTCTTCTGGCGGTCAGTCCCTGACGATTGACGCGGTAGGCATCTACAAGGAAACCCTGCCGTTCTTCATTTACGAAGATACGAACGACCAGGGCGCGCGCTGCTTCAGGCTTAACCCTGGGACATTTAACAATCAGTTTCCCAAGGTTAACGGCACAACGATCGGCGAAGCGGCGGCCTACCTGGCCGAACCTGGCGCTACCAGCGTAGTTATCCTGACTATCCCAGCCAGCGCCGAAGCCTTCCCTGCGGGCGAATGTTCGATTGCGTTCCAGGAAGGAACGACCGCGCCCATCGCCAGCGGTTCTAGCGCTTATGTCTTACTAGGCAAAGTCACAGTAACGACCCT